CAGTCAAGGTGAAGATGATCTCGGTCTTGTAGTAGACCATCATCTGCTCGTTTGACCATTGGTCAATCATGTCGTTCAACATATCGAAAGCGTCTTGGGCTTCCGCAGGGGCTGGGGTCTCGCCAGCAGCCAAAGCGCCAATGTCCTTCATGGCGCGGCTAATAATGTCTATCGGCTGGGTCATAACTTCACCTTAAAGGTCTCTACTTTCCACGGTGGGTCGCTACTCTCGGTATTGTCTAGTGCTTGCACTTGTTCGGCAAGTCGGTCTTTAATTAGGTGTTTTTCACCCTCTTGGGTGTCCATCTCTAACCAATGAGATACCTGATGCTCGGATAGGTTGTCAGCGTAGTCGTAAGAGGTGCGGAAAACCCAGTTCCCCTCGGTTGCTACCGTGTGCTTGTCGGAGCTGGCCTCGCAACGGTACTTGACCTTGGTTACCTTGCCGTCCTTTTGGGTCAGCTCTAGGATCTTCCAAATGTAGTTCATAGCGATTCGGTCGTTAGGTTAGAAATCTGTGCGGTTGACAGCGAGGATAGCTGCTCAGTTGTCAGGGCCACAACCTCCTGAACTTGAGCTGTCGGCAGAGCGCACTCCACCCACGCCTTGTCCCCGTGATTCCAGTTCCATTGAAATCCCTCGGAATCGGTTGGCTTTGGGTCACGCACAATCCATTCCCAGTTCAACCAAACTACTTCCTTGCCGTTAGGACAGGCTGGCTTGTCACCTACCAATACCCAGCCCTCAGTCCCGTCAGTCTGTGGCGAGGGAATAGAACCGTTCTTTGTATACAGAGGCATGATTGATCCTTATAGGGTTAAGAACGCCGTTGTTGGCGGTGTAAAGTTAGTGGTGTAACGGGCGATGCCTTTGGTTACTCGATGGTCATTGATGTATCCAAAAACAGTTTGAGTTCCAGCTTCATTAGCACCTATACGGGCAGACCCAGCGGAGATCCAGTTTGTAGAATCGGAAACGCTGCTACCAATCTGAACACCGTTTACAAAAAGCCTTAATGTTCCAGAGTAACGGCAAGCCGCAACGTGATACCAAGTGGCTGTTGAGAATGACGTAGCCTGATTAGAAATAAAAGCAGCACTTGTTCCTACGCTTATTTGGTTTCCGTCAACGTGGAAATAGAAATTGTTTCCACCCGTGCTTCCACTTAAAAAGATAATCTGAAGATCAGTAGTAGTAATGCTTGTAAAGTAAACCCAAGCCTCTACCGTGTAATCGCCTGTGCCAAAAGCAAACTTATCGCCAGCGGGCATCAGTAGCCAATCCCCAGTACCGTCAAATAACATTGACGATCCACCAAACTTGCTTACCGTTGTGCTGATAGACGCACCACCTACGGTTTCTAGGTTGTTCTTAGCCGTGTTGTCGATGATGCCAGCGTTGGTTCCAGACATTAACAGAGAAGTGTTAGTGATGGCGGTTAAAGGAGCAGTTGGTACGGTCAGAGTAGACAAAGACGGATCATAGACCGCAGTACCTTTTACTACTCTTAAATTAGAAATATATCCGTTTGAATAAGAAGAACCGTTTGTCCAATCTCTCGCTATTACACAATTACTTGAAGTATTGTTTGATGATGACGTAGTGGTTGCATCTCTGGTTCCGTTTAGATACAAACTTAATGTGGTTCCTGACCTAACAATAGCAACGTGATTCCACGCATTTATAGCCAACGATGTTGCGCCTGTTATTGTTGTTCCACCATAAAAACTACCTTCTAATTTGTCATTGAATACATACAACGAAAACGAACCAGAAGATGTTGCTCCGTTTGCAAAAATTGGAAATGTTCCAGACGCAGCCCTGTAAATCCACGCCTCAACAGTAAGGTTACCTGTTCCAAACGAAAACGCTGAGTTACTAGAACATTCAAGATAATCTCCTGTGCCATCAAAGTAGCCACTACCACCCACCGTACTTGTGGAGTACGCAGCAGTTGGGTTAAATGGGCTAAAGGCTTGGACGGATGGGTTGTTAGTAATAGTAATAGCAAGTGCGTTACTACTGTTATCAACAAAACGATTACTTTGGCAAGTAAGAACAGTTGTTCCGGTGATGGGAGCTAGCTGGCCTGTCGGAACCGTAATTGAACTTGATGATGCGCTATAAGGCTGTGTTGAGCCTTTGATAATCCGCACGTTTGATACATAGCCGTCTAAATATCGACCAAGAGCCGTACCCTCTCCACCAATCCAAAGTGGTTGAGTTGGATTAGGGTCAACAGATGATGTGCTAGTTGCCCCTTGTGTGCCATTTATATACAAAGACACCGTTGTTCCAGTACGAACAACACAGATATGGTTCCATGCGTTTGCAACTAATCCGCTAGATGCAGTTAAACTAAAACTGTCTGTCATGTAAAATAAGACATAACCTGCTGTGTTTGTACCTCCGGCTGTCCTATTTAAATTAAAACCCCAGTAATTGTTTGCAGAATATCCGGTATGAACTGGAGCATAGGCAGCAGTTCCAGTTGGATATACAAAAAACTCTACCGTAAAGTCATTTGTGTTTCCGGACGGAGCGCCAAACTTGAAAGCGTTATTGTTGGCAATTGAAAGAACTTGTGATGACGCAGCAGTAAAGAAGTTACTCCACCCTGTCTGGCTAAACGGTGTGAACGTGCCTTGGGTAGTGTTGCCGTTCCTTGTAATGGTAAAGGCGTTAGTAGACGAATCTAAGAACGTATTGTTCTGTGCGCCGTTAGTACCGTTACCCGGAAGCAGTAGTGTTGTGTAGTCAAAGTACGGGTCAGACGATGGTGTCGCAGCAGCTTGCCAGAACAGAGGAAACGCAGCCGTGGGTGCTGTGAAGTTGTATGGGTAACGAGCGTAGCCTTTTGTGATGCGTAGGTCTTGAATGTAACCTGTTATTGTCCCAAACGAAGAACCACCAATTTGTATTGGCCCAGCAACATAGTTTGATGTATTAGCGCCAGCGAAAACTTGATTGCCATTTATAAAGGCTTTGATAGTTGAGCCGCTACGGCTGACTGCAATATGGTTCCATTGATTTTGTGCTGGTGGCGTTCCAAAATTATTATCAACGCCAACACCACTCCTAGCAATTCCCCAGTTGCTAGATATGTTCATAAATAAGTTAATGCCGCCAGATGTGGAGTTATAAACTGTTGTTCCTTCTCCGCTAACTCCTGTTAAGTACATCCAGAACTCAATAGTAAAGTCCCCTGTACCCATAGCAATGTTTTGAGATGACGGAGCCAATACCCAATCACCCGTGCCATCAAAATAAATGGAACTAGCGCCCCACTTGTACTGGGTGGTGCTGATCTGTGCGCCGCCAACAGTCTCTAAGACGTTATCCTGTGCGTTGTCGATGATGCCAGCGTTGGTGAAGTTGCATAGTAATGAAGTATTTGTAATGGCTGTGAGTGGCGCAGTCGGTGGAGTAATTGATGTATTGTTGTATCCATAAACATCTGTACCCTTTACAATTCTTACACCGCCCATATACCCAGAAAGCATATAAGTATTGTTGGCTAAACCTCCTAATAAACACGGCCCAGTAATAGTCCAGTTGGTTGAATCTGTTCCGTTTGCTACTCTTGCTCCATTAGCAAAAATAGACGTTTGATTTGTTGATGTAGATGCTCGGCAATAAACAATGTGGTTCCATTGATTAGGAATAAGTTTTCCAGCCCCGCCACTCACAATTCCACTTGATGCTCTAGGGGCAATAATAAAACCAGTAGCGTTTTCGTAATAAAAGACAGAGCCGTTTGTGGTGTCATTCGTGACATATGCTTGGTTTGCAGTTGATGTTGGATAGATCCAACATTCCACCGTGTATGCACCAGTACCAAACGAAAATGCAGCATTGCTTCCAGCGTCTAGGTAATCACCGCTGCCATCAAAGTACCCAGACCCACCAATAGTCGATGCAGAGTACGCAACTGTCGGTGCGCCAAATGGCTGGAATGGGGTTACTGCTACACCACCAACCGGAGTGATTGCGTAAGCGTTTGAACTATTGTCAATGAATCGGTTAGACTGGCTTGTTAAAAATACCGTATTGGCATCGTTTGAATATGGAGCAGTTGGTACAGTTATTGTTCGAGCGTTGTTGCTAATACGAAGGTTTGAAGTAAACCCATTAAATGCTCGTGCATTTGCGTTTAGAGCCGGTGTTCCAAAGTAACTGGTGGCAGTCAATCCTGCCGCTTGTATTCCATACCAAGTTCCGCTTCCGTCAGAAACGCCATTGACATAAAGCGTTGCTGTTCCTCCAGTTACTCGTACTGCAACGTGAGTCCATTGATTTAGAGGAATGACTGATGAGCCAGTAAATGATCTTACTGAGCCGTCATAGTGATAGAAAATTAAATTACCAGTTCCGTTAATACCAAAATTTAAGTAAACATCTCCCTTTGCAGCAATCGACTGTGCATATTCAGTAGAACTAGGAGTACTTCTTGCGTTGTGATAAATATATGCTTCTATCGTAAATGTCTCATTAGAGGCATTCCCAGTTGTGTAATTAAATAAGGATGTTGATGATGTAAAGTAATCACCGGAACCATCAAAGAAGTTACTCCAGTTACCAGCAGTACCACTAAACGGGGTAAAGGTTCCCTGCGTTGTATTACCGTTGCGGGTAATCGTAAAGTTGTTTGTTGAGGAATCTAGGAATGTGTTGTTCTGCGCTCCGTTGGTTCCCTGTCCCGGCAATAGCATAGTGTTGTACTGGAAGAACGGATCACCGTTACCAGTAGGAACAGGCCATTGACCAGCTCTGATGTACTGCATGGCTTCCTCAAGCGTCCATACGCCTTTAGCCGAATTCGCACTTACTGTTGGAGCCGTGGAGGATATAAATCCACCGGGGTAGCGCATCGCCATAATAAATCCTTAACTGTTGATTTCTTCCCAACTTGCGGTAACAACTAGGTCGTTAGCCACTCCAGCGGTCGCACCAATTGACTGATTCTCTAACAGGTAAAAGGACGTTGTCTTGTCGGTCACAATCAGGGAAGCGTCCGCAGGGACAACTATGGTCGAAACCAAGGGGAAAGCCGTACCCGCCAAAGCTGCCTGACTGTAAACGTTGACCGTGACCTCGGTGTTATTTGTTCCATCTACGTTAGCCACTACGATGCTATTGATCTTAAAGACCTTGCCACTTGAGGCCGCGTTGCTAACCAATGAGGTCGCAGAGGTGGTTGTAAGTGACGTACTAGAAGTATTTCCATAAATCGTAGTGACGTTGACTATATTTGGGTTTGCCATTACTTACTCCTTAAATAGGGACACTAAAAGCCAAAAATCATTGCCATAGCGATGCTCTTACCAGTTGAAATACCGCCCGAAGAACTCGACCAAGAAAGAACCCCTGATCCGTTGGTCTGCAACACTTGACCGCTTGTACCGTCCGCACTTGGCAGGGTGTAAGTCGTAGACCCAGCAGCCGCAGCTCCTTGAAGTCCCACATACCCTGACGATGACCCCAAGAGCCTGATCTGCGGGGCCGATAGAGCGCCACTTGACGGGTTAAATTGTAGCTTGGTACTTGATACGTCTAGGGTTGTCTCGTTGCCCGTGGTTAGGTTTGAAAACGTGATGTACCGAGTCGCGTTGGTCGTTGTATCGTCCGCAATCGTTACGCCTGACGTATCACTTGACCAAGTAGGAACCCCAGAGGCCAGCTTTAGAACCTGACCGTCTGTGCCAGCGGCTAGGAACGTGGTGGTGTCAGCCGCAGACTGATAAGGCAAGGAACCTGTCGCACCCCCTGCTAGGTTCGTTGCCTTGCCCGCAGTCAGGGTTGACTGAGCGCGGTTCTCCCAGCGTGAGTCACCGTTATCCCAAACGATTACATCGCCGTCCGATGGGCTTATGGCGTAGACGTTTGATAGGTCGTTTAGCCGTGGCTCAAAGGTCGGGCGAACAAAAAGGATTCCGTTTGATGCGTCTGCGTATGTGACCGCAGCTACCTCAACCTTAGCGTTTGGGGCTGTTGGTACGTTTTTTGTAAGACCGCCTGTGATCGCAGGGTTGTAGTAGAGGATGTCCCCGTTGACCCAAGTCTCACCGGCAGTTGACCCGCTGGTGTTGATTCCCTTGACCTCGCCAAACTCTTGAACGTAGATCCAATCGTTTGTTACTGCTGACTCTTTAGCCAAACCGATGATTGAGGTTCCCGTAGCCGCCGTTAGACCGGTAGCCGGTGCAGCCGTAAGACCGCCAGACGCTCCAACGGTTCCGGTAAGCATCAAGACCTGACCCTTGGTTATTGTGGCCGTTGCCTTGATCCGATAATAATTTTCCTCGCCAATCTTGATTCCTACGTTGTTAGTACCAATCAGCTCCAAGGTCTTGGCGTTATCGTCACTATTCCAAGACAGCGAGCCCGCACCGCCAACCACGCTCGTAGGCGTGATGTCAAAGTTGATCTCGTTGACATTTTGCAGGGCGTTTGCGTCAGACAGGGTAATCCCTGAGTTTTGGATAATCTTGCCGGTCGTGCTATCAAACCGCGCAATCGCGTTATCCGTAGAGGACGCTGGGCCGGTTACGTCACCCGTTGCAGTTGGGGAGGCCCAAGTAGGAACACCGCCCGCAACCGTCAATACCTGACCCGTAGTGCCAATGCCAACAAAGGTTGTTGCCCCAGCCCCGGATTGATAAGGAACGCTCCCTGTGGCCCCGCCAGCTAGGTTTGTGGACGTTGTGGCGTTGGTTGCGTTAGTAGCTGTTGCAGCGTTGCCTGAAATCGATCCAGTAATCGTGGCGCTGACCGTCAGACCTGTTAGGGTTCCCACCTCGGTAATTCCGGTGTAAGAACCTGAAATTCTCGCGGTATTGATAGTCCCTGAGGTTATTGCAGTTGCGTCAATCGCTATGCTCGTATTAGTAACGCTAGTCAGTTGGCCTTGAGCATTAACCGCAAAGACGGGAACCGAGCTTGCCGAGCCGTATGTCGCAGCCGCTACCCCGGTGTTGGTGATGCTAAACGTGTTAGAGGTTAGCGTTAGGCCCGTACCGGCAAAGTAAGCGCCCGCAACTTGGAAGTTTGACCAAGTAACCGCAGTAACACCTAACGTGCCTCCGGGCTGGACGTAGCAGTACCAAGCCGAGCCACCAAGTCCACCTGACTCAACGAACACCAAGGCTGAAACCAGCTCGTCCCATGTGTTTGCGTCCTCGGAGCGCACCCAAGGTGTCCCAACGATGTAAATACCGTTTTGGGAGGCCGTGGACTGATCCTTAACTAGAACCCTGTCACCCGCAACTACGGGGACGCTGTCAATAGTTTGAGCGCCCGAGAGGGTGATATTCCCTGTCGTAGCTGCCCTAACGGGCTCCTTCCAAGAGATCCCGGCTAGTGCCGCATCAACGTAGGTCTTGTTGGTTAGGTCATTGCCGCCAATTGGCAAACTGGTCGCAGACGCAGAGGTAAACGCCGCCGCCGCAGGGGTAGTCAGACCAATAGTTGTACTGTTAATCGTACTGTTTGTGATCGACACCCCGTCCAGATTGGGGTTTGTAGGGGCGTAAAACGGTAACCCTGCTGGCCCAATGAACGAAATTATGTTGTACGGGTAGAGGGGCTCAAACGTCCCCTGAACCGGTACTATGTTGGTCGTTATAGTCTTGGCGGTTGAATTTGCCATGGTAAATCCTTATTCAGTAGCCACCAACGTAATGTACAGAGTGTTAGTGCCTGATGAGATGCCCTTGATGTAAAGGTCTGGACTTCCGCAGTCGATAATCATGGGGTAAATCATGTTGGCTGGTAGGACTAATGACCCAGAGCCGCCCGTAGACGCAATCGCAGGGGTATCCATATTGCTTGAAGTCGTGCCAAAGGTCACGCCAGCCTTGCCCGTTCCGGTGTTTAGCAGGGCCACGCGATAGGCGCGGGTTGGGGTGTTTGGGATAATTTGCAGCGCAGCAGACGCAGCGGTTGTTAAATCCAACGCAAAGGTTGGGCTAAGAATTTTGATTTGATTCATGGGTCACCTCAGATGTTAGTTGTGGAATTATCCTACTTTTCAGCCAGTTTCCAATATGTCCTTCAAAAACTTTTAGGCCGGTGTGACCCATTCCTATTTCTGGGTCTATCCATACCTTCTCCCCTAGTTCTCGCCACCTCATACAGAACGAATAATCCTCTCCATATCGGTGTTTTTTGCGGACATCTAGGTGCGGCTCAAATAAAGGCCAAAACTCGCCATCAACAGCCTTTTCATGTACCCAAGTGCTTGGGTGAGCTTCAATCATTTTGGCTATGCAATTGCGAGAAATCTTCATAAATCCAGTTGCTACGCACTCTACCTCAAGCAAACCGGTCTCTGGGTCTGCCCAAAGTTGCTTTTTGCTCTGATCCCAACGGACAGTCCACGACAGGGGGTCAACTCGGTAGGGGTAGACACCAGCCACCAAGTCTACGGGGTGATCAATAATTCTTAGTAAACCACCGCGCTCCCAGCAGACATCATTATCGACAAAGACCAACATATCGCAGTCGGACTTGTAGAAATTGGAAGCAATTACTCCCCTGCAATCAGCAATAGCAGAATTACCGACATCATCAACAAGAGTAAACCTATCACCACGGTTAACCAAGGCAATAAGGTCATCAATAAGGCTGTGAACGGTTCCAATGTGGACTACTCCTGTGTAAGTCGGCAGGGCAATCATTACGTGCTTCATGGATTCTCCAAAAAAAGAAAAAGCCACCCCTTGTGAGGGTGGCCTTCTCAGTCATAAGAACATCTTAGGCGGTTATGCCA